ATAATATATTTAAAATAGGAGATATGAGATGCCAACTCAGTTACAATTCAGACGTGGTACCACGTCACAAAATAATTCTTTTACAGGAGCAGTCGGGGAAGTAACCGTTGATACGTCTACTGATGCTCTAATTCTACATAACGGTTCAGATGCGGGAGGTATTGAGATCGTCCCCGCAGGAACAATCGTAGCTTTCGGTAATGCTAGCGCACCTGCAGGGTGGAAAGTCTGTGATGACGCCGCAATCAGTAGATCAACTTTTGCAAGACTTTTTGCTGTAATAGGTACTAGTTTCGGTGTTGGAGATGGATCGTCTAACTTTAATTTACCTGATCTTAAAGACCGTGTTCCGCTAGGTAAAGGGACAAATATGAGTTCTCTAGGTGCTGCTACAACAGGTATTGCTGCTTCTGCAGTGATGGCTTCTGCATCAAAATCAGATGCCACGACACCTACAGGAACTACTGGATCTGCTTCTGCTAGTCTGACTATCGGTAATAGAAACTTTGCTATCTCAGCGAAGGATAGTTCCACTGCTTCTGGTGTAAACTCAGTCAACCAAGCAGCGCACACACATTCAATTCCTGCACTAACTATTGACGCTTTTACAGTGAACACTACTCTACCTTCACAAGTTGTACAGTGGATTATTAAGACATAATCGGATGGCTGAGAGTTCTTTTAGAGAGTTAGATAAAATACAAGGCAGTATCGAGACACTCCATGAGCGTTCTCAGACTAACAGAGCTAACATTTCAGCCCACGAAGCTGTGTGTGAGGAAAGATACGCACAAATAATGAATGCAATGGTAGAGATGAAAGAACAAATGAATACTATGCATACTAAACTAAACGAGGTCAGCCAGTTGGCATCACAAGGCAAGACCTCGTTAAAAACCCTTTTATGGGTAGGCGGAGCCGCTGCAGCAATAGTTGCTTTTGTAGCAACAGCAATTAATATTTTACCTAAATGAGTGATAAAGAATTTTTTCGTCTTAATGTAGACAAACTTTTAACTAAACTTCCTAATCCTGTTACTTTTAATGAGTCTCAACAGGCTATGATTAAAGGTCTAAATGAAAATAGATTTTTTGTCCACATCGCAGCACGAAGAACAGGTAAATCATATGCAGCTGCTATATTAGCTTTTGCAAAGCTCCTAGAGCCTGGTCAACAGGTTATGGTTGTAGCTCCTAACTTTTCTCTTTCTTCTATTATTTGGGACTATGTAACTGATCTTATTAAACAACTTGAGATCGAAGTTGATAAATTCAATCAAAAAGATAAAGTAGTAAGACTAATTAATGGGTCAGTTTTTAGACTATTATCTGCTAATAATCGTGATTCTCTTGTTGGCCGAGCTGCTAACCTATTAATAGTTGATGAAGCAGCTATTATCCCTAATGAAGAGTATTTTACTCGTGATCTTCGTCCAGCTCTTTCTACTTTTAAAGATTCTCGTTGTTTATGGATTTCTACTCCACGTGGTAAAGGCAACTATTTATACAATTATTATTTAAGAGGACAAGACCAAGAATACCCTGATTGGGGTGGTGACTTATTTACTTGGAGGTCTAACCCTTTGTTATCTGAGAATGATATTAAAGAAGCTAAAAAAGCAATATCAAGAGCACTATTTGCACAAGAATATGAATGTGAATGGACTACTACAGAGGCACAGATTTATGAATCTATTGATGAAGATAAACATATTGGAGAGTTTATAGGAGAACGTTTCTCAGAAGTTATCGCAGGACTAGATGTTGGTTATCGTGATGAGAATGTGTTTGTAGTGATCGGGTATGATGGACAATCTTACTATATAATAGATGAGTATATATCAAAAGAGTCAACTACGTCTGAGCTTGCTTCTGTAATTTCAGAGAAGGTTGATGAGTGGAACATAGATGCAATATACATTGATTCAGCAGCTCAACAAGTAAAAGCTGATTTTGCTTACGATTACGATATTTATTGTGAGAATGCAGTTAAGTCAGTAAATGACGGTATTAGTTATGTTCAAGTATTACTAGAACAAGATAATTTATATTTTGATACATTAGGTGCATCTCATACTTTTTCAGCTATGAGTTCTTACAGATGGAACCCTAACACTGAAACACCTAAGCCAATTCATGACTGGTCCTCTCACCCTTGTGATGCAGTAAGATATGCAATCTATACACATTCTAAGATGAGTAATATTTCAATCTATGCCTGATATAAGAATTATGGTTCTAAACTACAAAAGACCGGAGAATGTTCATAAAATAATCAAGGCATATAGAGATCAGTACCCTATTACAGTAATTAATAATAATCCTACAGAACCTTTTCCTTACATAGGACAACCTGTTGATGTTATAAATAATAATAAGAACTACTATTGTATGGAACGGTGGATTCGTTGTTTTGATTATCCTGAAGATTATAAGCTTATTTTAGATGATGACATGTTAATAGATCTTCATACTATTCTTAGGATGCGTAAGAAAAGACAAACTATAGTTGGAATTTACGGTAAGACTAATGTTTCCGAGGCCTCTTGTTACGAAGATCTTCAAGACAACTGGTGCGTTGACGCTGAAAATGACTTTCTTGTAGGATCTGCAATTTTAATTAGACAAGATGGTTTAAATAAGATACAATCAGAATTAGAAAAAATAGGATACCCTAGACGCGGAGATGATATTATAGTTAGTTATCTTTTAAAGAAACATCTTAAATGTCCTATGAAAACCATTTCGGCAAAAGTCTTAAACTTACCAGAAGGTAATGTAGGATTAAATAAAGATCCCTCTCATTTTTCGATGAGATGGAAGGTAGTCGAAAAATTTAAAAATTTAACTTGGTAGCTGAGTGAAAATATCGTAATATGAGTGAGTTAAAAAGATTCCCGATAAAATATATAAGGGATTTTATTAAAAAAGATTATAAGTTACGTGATAAGTGTTTCGTCTGTGATAGTACTGAATTCTTAGAGCTTCATCATTTGTTTAGCGTAAGCGAGCTTTTCAAAAGGTGGCGCGAGACGAACAAGATAAATGATATAACTAGCGTAGATATGATTAAAGACTTACGACCAAAATTTGCTGAAGACTGTAAAGATGCGTTGAGTCATGAAAATTTATTTACCTTATGTTCTAAACATCATAAACAGCTTCACTCTCTTTATGGTCAAACTTATTCAAATCATCTAGCTCCAAAGATTAAAAACTGGCTAGAGATACAAAAGGCAAAAAATGGCAGATTATGAAGAATTACAAGGAGTAAGGAAGTGGGTAGCTGATAGGTTAAAACTTAATCCTGCTCAGGCTTCAATCGCTTCTTTAGAGCCCTACGCATCCCCTGAAACAATTGTTGACTTTGAGCAAGCCTATAGAGAGATTGAAGTAGTTCATCGTTCTGTAGAAATGATTATTAATGCTTGTATAGAAATTCCTATGATTGTTGAAGGTAGCTCTCCAGCTAAAAAAGTTAATAAGATACTTAACATTAAACCTAACCCTTTTGAAGATAGAGTTAGACTATTTAGACGTGCATTTTTAGACTTTGTTTTAGATGGTAATGCATTTTTCTATTATGATGGTGCAGATTTATATGTTTTACCTGCTAATGATGTAGAAGTTGTTCCCGATGAGCGTACTTTTGTATCTCACTATAATTACTTAGTATCAAATCAGCAGTCTTCTGACTTCTTTGGTTTTGGTGGAGGAAAGCAATCAAGAAAAGCAGAAGCTATTCAGTTTGCTCCACATGAAATTATTCATGTAATGGCAGAAAATGATCAATCTATTTTCCGTGGAACATCTAAACTTAAGCCTTTAATTAAACTGATGGAACTTTATCACTACATGATTAAATTCCAACGTCAATTCTTTAAAAATAATGCCGTTCCTGGTTTTGTTCTTACAAATGATTCCATCCTGTCACAGCGAGTGAAGCAAAGATTATTAGAATCTTGGCGTAATACTTATACTACTATTTTTGATGGAGCACGTAATCCCGCTATTCTAGACGGAGGATTAAAGATTGATGAGTTTTCAACTAAGTCTTTTGACCAATTAGATTTTGAAAATTCTATTGAACGTATTCAACAAGATATGGCTAAAGCACTAGGAGTACCTTACGTACTTCTTAAGTCAGGTAATAATGCTAATATTGATGCTAATCAAAAATTATTTTACCTACATACGATATTACCTATGTTATCACAGTTTGCTTCTGCCTTCATGCATTTCTTTAATAATGGTGTTACCATTCGTCCAGATCGTATGAAGGTTCCAGCCTTACAACCAGATAACAGAACACAGGCAATTTATTACTCTACTCTGGTAAATACAGGAATTATAACCCCAAATGAAGCACGTGAGGGATTAAGATTTCCAAAACTTGAAAATAATGATACCATAAGAGTACCACAAAACATTACAGGTAGTGCCACAGACCCTACCCAAGGTGGACGCCCTTTAGAAGGGGAAACACTGAATGAGAATGAGGAAGAATCAAATGAATAAAACATTTTATCTCAATAGTTCTTTCGAGACTAAAGCCTTAAGCAAAAAAACAAAATCTATTAAGATTGCAGGCTATGCTAATACAACTACAAAAGATCGTTCAAATGACGTAGTTACAGCAGAAGCTTGGGCAAAAGGCATTGATAACTATAGAAAAAATCCTGTTCTTCTCTACCAACATAAACATGACTGCCCAATTGGTCGTGTAGAAAACATTAGAGTAGATCGTAAAGGAATTCATGTAGAAGCAGCTGTATCTGAAGCCGCTGAAAAGAATCACGGAGTACAAACTCTTATTAAAGATGGTGCTTTGAAAAGCTTTTCTGTTGGTTTTCGTGTAAAAGATGGTAAGTATAATAATCAAGACGATTCAATGCTTATCACAGATGTCGAATTACTTGAAATCTCTGTAGTTTC